AGGCGTGATGCGTAGCTGGCTGCGTCGTGCTTTGTCTCGTTTATTGCGTTGGTTGAGGTTGGGGTAATGGAAAGCATTGAAGATGCTTACAATCAGGTGATCGAATTGAAGTTGCGTGTGATTCATCTGGCGGCGAAAATTGAGCAATTGGAGCGAAGATATGGCACGGAAGCCGAGGCTGTGCCCGGAGTGCGGGGGGATCCCGAACATTCTGGAGCGGATCCATGAACCCCAGACGGGCCATTACCTTGGTGCGGTCAACTGCCCAAAGTGCCTGATCACGGCCCTGGGCGACACGACACAGATGGCGATTGAGGCTTGGGAAGTAGCTTGTGATGAAATTGAAAGGGAGCAGTGATGACTGATCATGAGGGAACATTTGTGAAGGTCTCTATTGAGACAAAGACGAGTCCCGACTCACTCCAATCGGACGTTTCTCGACACGTCAAGGAGTTCACAGTCGATTTCGACTGGCCCTTGCCTGCGGCTATTGCGTCTCTTGTACATATCTGTGTCAGGGGCGTGTTGACCGACAAAGACCCTGGGGACATGGATGTGTTTTACAAAGAATGGGAAGACATTTTGGACCGAGCGAAAATGCTGAAGGAGAAGAAATGACAAGTGAATGGGATTTGCTGCCGTGTCCGTTTTGTGGGAATCAGCCGGAGATGCGTGAGCAGGTGAGTGAGAAGTTGGATGGTAGCGAGGTGATGCATTACCAGTTGGCATGCTTGGGCGGTCGCACCCGTTGTCACACGGTGTGGTACACGGACGAGACGAGGGCGGTTGGTGCATGGAACGGGAGGTTGTCTGATGCTGACGAAGGATGAGTTCTGGGCACACCTGAAGTCCGAGGGTCTGATGCAGGAGTTCAAGGACCGTCGTGAGGCTATCGAGTCTTCGGGTGTTACGAAGAAGGAGGCTTGGAATTCTGCGGCGAGCGAATTCGGTTTTGGCGGTGCTGCGAAGGGTTCAAAGCCCGTGCCTCCGTTGAAGACGAAGGATGACACCCGAGCAAAGAAGGAGCAATTTCAGGGAAAGTCTGCTAGTTTGAGGGCAGAGTTTCAGTGGGTATACGAGAACGTGGCTGTCGGTGACGTGAATCCCGAGGATGCTCCGAGTTCCGGGGCATGGGGATTATTGGAATTTGCCAGGAGTGATCCAAGGACTTTCTATTCTCGGTGGTTGGAGATGGCCTCCAAGTCCGAGGACAGGGACTTGGTGATGGAAGGATTCAGAGAGGATGCCCGTCGCTCAACTGCTGAAATCGCAGAAATGCTCGAATCCATCCAGTCTGCCGTTGTACAGCAAGGTTCCGAAGGATCTGAAGGAGAACTTGCGGTATCGGCAGGAGTTGCTGACGAGAGCGGGTTCTGACAGGGGTCTTCAGCGTGAGTTGTGGATCGCATGCAGCAGGGACATTCTCTACTGGGTGAACGCTTTCGGGTGGACGTATGATCCCCGGAAGATCTCGGAGGGGATGACTCCGAAGATCCCGTTCGTGACATGGGAGTTTCAGGACGAGGCGTTCCTGGCTCTCGATGAGTCTATCGGTCAGTCCGATGTCCTGATCGAGAAGTCACGGGACATGGGTGCAAGTTGGATTTGCCTGACGTTGTTCACATGGCGTTGGCTGTTCCGGCCCCTCGAGAGTTACCTGATGGTTTCTCGGAAGGAGGCATTGGTGGACGGGTCCAGCGACTCGCTGTTCGGTCATGTGGACTTTATCCTGAAGGGATTGCCCGAGTGGATGAGGCCGAAGTTTCGGAGGAACAAGTTGAAGTTGATCAATCTCGAGAACGGCTCGAGGATCGAGGGCGAGAGTACGACGGACAATATCGGGCGTGGTGGCAGACGGACGGCGATGCTGATTGACGAGTTCGCGGCTTTCGAGCAGGGTGGCTGGGACGTTCTGAGTGCCACGGCGGACACGACCAATACCCGCCTGTTCAACAGCACACCCGCCGGGACCGGCAATGCGTTCTATGCTCAAAGGCAGGCGGGCACATCGCGGTTGCGTTTTCATTGGTCAAGGCATCCAGAGAAGTCGGCTGGTCTCTACGAGGACGAGGCCGGGAAGCACCGGAGTCCGTGGTACGACCGGGAGTGTACCCGCCGGGCACATGCGGTGGAGATTGCCACCCAGTTGGATATCGATTACCAGGGGAGTGATTACCCGTACTTCGATCCTGACACCCTCCGGTCACTGATGCAGGAGTTCTGTTGCCCACCGATTTATCAGGGCACGTTGCACATCGAGCCGGGTAACGAGGGACGCTTCGAGGATGCCGGTGAGGGTTTCCTGAAGATCTGGTGTGCGTTGGACGAGGAGGGTTCGCCACCGATGGACAGGGACTACGTCATCGGTTGCGATATCTCTCAGGGGACCAGGGCGAGTGATTCGGTGTTGACTGTCGGTGACCGGCTCAGTGGTGAGAAGGTGGCCGAGTGGGCCGACAATGAAACGAGTACTGTGAAGTTGGCAGAGATCGCCGTGGCCTTGTGCCGGATGTTCCGTGGACCCGGTGGCCGGGGCGCGTACCTGATCTGGGAGGCAACGGGTCCGGGCCGGACTTTCGGGAAGACTGTGGTCGAGGAATTGCATTACGGGAATATTTATTACCAGACCCAGGACCAGAGATTGTCGAGGAAAGTGTCGGACAGGCCGGGCTGGTACTCGACAAGTGACGGGAAAAAGGACTTGTTGGCGACGTATCGTGAGTCGTTGTTCAGTCGTGCTTTTATCAATCCCAGCAGAAAGGCACTTGAAGAGGCTGGCGAATACGTTTATCTTTCGAGTGGTAAGATTGAGCATGGGGGTTCAACCAGATCACCTGATCCGACCAACAGGGGCACTGGGCACGGCGACCGTGTCATTGCAGATGCACTCTGTGCGAAGATACTTCGCGAACGTAAGGAAGAGACAAAGGAACCGGAGATAGTAACTCCGGTAATGTCTCTTGCGTGGCGTCGGCATCAACGGGAACTAGAGGTTTCCGACGAGTGGCATTGAATCCAAAAAAACACACGGACGTGACCCGACTTTGGTCGGCAATGCATGCTTCCCGAAAGAAGTTGGAGCCATTCCGTACCCGTCATCGTCAGGCTCTTGAGCAGTACGTCGGTTCGTACTACTCGGATGACGGGAGCCAGAAGCCTGTTCATGTCAATCTGATGGAATTGGCATCGAACATTTACGAGCGTCAACTCGTTGCTCGTCCTCCGCAGGTACTGGTGCTGACTCGCAACGAGCAAGTCAAGCCGTATGGCCTCGAGTTCGAGCAGGTGATCAACGACTCGTTGAAGGACTACAACGTCCACCGGGTCTTGCAGCGATGCGTGAAGAACGGCTTGTTCTCGATGGGCATCTGCAAGGTTGGGATTGAGGACAAGGGCACTGTCGAGCAGGGCGGTTACGACTTCTCGGTCACCAAGCCCTACTGCACTGACATCCTGCTGGATGACTGGGTGCATGACATGACGGCACGGGGCCAGGACGAGATCACTTATTGTGGTCACAGGTATCGGATGAGCCTGGAGGATGCGAAGAAGTTCCCCGGCTTCAAGAAGAGTGTTCGCGACAAGCTACAGCCTGCCGAAGACTTGAACTACAACGAGAGCGGTGACCAGCGGGTGCATACCCTTGCGAGCGGCTTCGGCGGCTACGACACGGAGTATGACGAGAAGGTGGAGTTGTGGGAGATCTGGCTCCCGAGAGAGAAGTTGCTGGTCACTCTCGGACCCAACGAGGGCGAGTTGCCCCTGCGGGTGGTTGAGTGGAATGGACCGGACAGGCGTCTTGGCCCGTTCCACATGCTGTGGTTCTCCGAGGTTCCGGGTAACTCGATGCCGCTGGCTCCGGCAATGCTCTGGACCGGGTTGCACAACATCGTCAATGGCTTGTACCGGAAGTTGGAGCGTCAGTCACAGCGGGCCAAGGTTGTTGGTTTGACTCGAGGCATGGATACGGGTGATGCCGAGCGGATTCGCAAGGCGAGTGATGGCGAGGTGGTGGCGGTTGATAATCCCGACTCGGTTGTTGAAAAGCAATTTGGTGGTATTGATCAGCGTAACTTCGCGTTCATGTTGCAGAGCAAGCAGTTGTTCTCCTGGTTGGCGGGGAACCTTGAGAGTCTTGGCGGATTGGGAGCGAGCAGCGAGACGGTGGGCCAGGACCGCATGATGCAGGCGAGTGCCAACCAGCGTATTGCCGGGATGCAGGATCAGGTGGTGCGTTTCACTCGCGAAATCATCAGTGACTACGGTTACTGGCTGTGGACCGACCCCATGCAGACCTACAACATGGAGTTGGATTTTCCGGACGTGCCCACGGTTCAGAGCGAGTTGACTCCCGCCGAGCGTCAGACTCACTCGTTTTACGAGCATGAGTTGGAGATCGAGCCGCACTCGATGCAGTATTTGTCTCCGGGTCAACGGTTGCAGAGCATCAACCAGATCGTTCAGAGCGTGATCATTCCGAGTCTCCCGCTGATGCAGCAGCAGGGGATGGGGATTGACATGGAGGCTTTGCTGAACATCTATGCCAAGTACAGCAACCTTCCCGAGTTGAATGACATCGTGACGACTGCTGCTGAACAGGCTCCGGCTCCTGATGACCCGAGGCAGAGTCCGGTCACGTCACGTCAGACCGAACGAATCAGCCGGGCTGGTGAGGCGACACCGGGTCGCAACGAACAGGAAATGATCCAGCAGATGATGTCCGGGTCCGAACCACAGATGACAGGAGCCTGACATGGCTTTTCTCAGTAACATGCTTGGTGACATGTTTGGCGGCACGGACTTCTCGAGCCTGTACGGGAACATGGCGACCCAGCAGCAGCAGCAGCCGCAGCCGTACTCCGGCCAGTCTCCCTGGAGTAACTTCAGCAATTTCGGGTTGGGGTCAATGTGGGGAGGAGGTTCTGGTCAGCATCCGGGCCTGGGCAGTTGGGGTTCTCCCAGTTACTCCCAGTATGAAGCACCGTCATCTGAAAGCGTTCAGGCGTTCGGTGAGAGTCAGCAGCAGATGCAGCAGCAGCAGATGGAGCAGCAGCGGCAACAGGCGGAACAGCAGAGGCAGCAGGGCATCGAACAGCAGCGGTATCAGAATCAGCAGATGCAGCAACAGCCGCAGAGACAGCGAGGACACTGGGCAGCGCAGCGAGACGCACGAGACTGGGAAGGAAGGACGATGCAGCAGGAGATGGATCGGATTCGGCAACAGTCCCAGCAGCATTTTCAGCAGGCTGCTGGTGGAGTCCCGTCGCCTCCGTCAGGGGCGTTCATGCCACAGCAGATGGATCGGGCCAGTATGCTCAATATGATCCAGGGACTTTTCTAGGCTTCAGCGAAATGCTCAGGTAGGAACATAACATGGCTGATCGAAGACCCAGTCTTTCCCCTCGTGGTCCGGCCCAGAAGCGTGAAAAGCGAGCCAGGGATCGCAAGGAATGGGATAGGATTACGGGAACGAGGCCGGGTCAATACCCCCCGCCAACGGTATGGCCCGGTGGTCAAGGGGACACTTATCCGGGTTCGATGGGTGGAGGAACCCAACCCACCTATCCCCCCCAGCAATTTCCCCCCGGCAGTCCAGAAAGCACTTTTGGTGCGGGCAAGGATCTTCTGGACTCACTCCTCCAAGCGAAAACGGCGGCAGACGATCCGTGGGAATTGTACAAGTTGGGAATCCACAATCTGAACCCGCCGGGGAGATTTTTCCCAAACAGGAACATTAACCCAGAAAACATTTACCCACACCTTGCTGATCGATTGGGATTGCATCCTAATCCGGATCCTTCGAAGACTGGCCTCGACAAGTTGATTGAGCAGGGGCGTCATATCTGGCCCGAAGCAACGGACCCGCAACATGGTTATCCTCAAGGGAACATTCCGAGAGGATTGGGCGATGTACTGACCAATATTGGTGAGGGTGTGCGAAACCATCCGCTGTATAGAGTGGGAGACGCCCTGTTCCCGCCCACCTACAACTATCCGCCCGGCACAGGGCATTGGCCTGGACATCCTGTTGGCGATCCAGTACTGAGCGCGGATGCCGTGGCGGAAGAATTGCCCAGCCCATACCCCGGCATGACCCCCACGCCGCCCTACACGCCGCAGCCGCAGCCGCCCCCCTACCAGCCGCCGCGATATCAGCCGCCCGGTCCCACGCCACCCTACCAGCCGCCCCCTCCCCCCGGTCTTCCGTCCTTCCTACCGACACCGCCGAGTCCTTACTGATAATCCCCCCGACCTCAAACCGCCTATTTCTTCACGCGATCTGCGCCGTATAGATTAGGGACAAAACAATGCCTCCTCCTTTTCGTGGCTATCCTTCGGTAATGCCCGGACTTCCATCTGCTTTCGGTGAGCCGGTTCAGTACCCCAACCCACCGCAGACTCCACCGCAGCCTCCGCCGTGGTATCCGCCCGGACTGCCCGGTCAACCCCCGCTTTCCGGCTGGCCGCAACTTCCGTATCCGCCCGGACACTTGCCGCCTCCTCCTGACCCTCCCTATTCACCGCCGATAAACACGACGCCCCTTCCGCCCGGCACGCCTTACCCGACGTTCCCCGGCAGGAAGTCGGATCCATATATTAGGGAACTAGTTGGATGGCCTTCCCCGCCACCACCGCCTATGACATGGCCGCCAGGACCGCCGCCGCCACAGTATCCGCAAGTTCCGATTGATCCGAACCGGCGTCATGGAATACCTCCTACTCAGCGTCAGCTAATGATGGAGGGTGTTATGGACCGATTCGGTCCTCCCAGATACCACCGTTGACCCTAACAGACACATTGTCGCATCACGCCGGATAGATCAGGAACAAGAACAATGGCTCCTCCTCAAGGTTCTTACCCGCACCTTCGTACTCCCGGCCCAGTCGGATCCTGGCCTTTACAGGTAGGACGCGATTTGTTGAACAAGTTATTTCCTCCCGCTGGCGCACAGACTCCCCTGCCGCCCCCGCCCCCCGGACAGTGGCCTTCGGTTCCTCTGCCCGGACAACAACCGACTCGGAAGCCATTTCCGGAAGCAATGGACATATTGGAAAGGGGTCATAGAAATCGGCCACCAATGCCAACTATCCCAAGTATTCCGCAGATACAAGACATGCTTAAGATGAGAGCGGCCTATCCCGGCAATCCAATCGGAAACTACCCACTCCGACCCGGCGATATTGGCACTCCTCCGGGCTACGATCCCACTTTTCCCGCAAGTACGGTTGGTGCCACCCGAGGTTCGAGTCCTGAGCTTAATCGGAGAAGAGCCGGGGAAACAATCACGCAGGATGAGACTATTAGGTTTTTGGACAATGTTGGACGTGGTATTTCAAATTTGCCCACTCAGAACATACGCGACCTAATCTACGACCATGTCCCCGGCGCGGAAATGTTTCCGCTGCCCGATATGGGATCTTTTAGGCCGGGTGACGTTTTCGGTTTACCCCCAGCCCCGGTCAATCCGCCACCGCAGTCACCGCCAACACTCTACGATCATCCTCCCTGGCAAAATCCGTTCTTGCCTCCGCCTCCTCAACCGGGAGATGTCCCCCCCCCCTTGGTCCGGGTCCGACCAAGATGACGGTCATCTACAAGATCAACGGTTCGGAAGTCACTCAAAAGGAATTCGTGAAGGATTCCAAGGGGGCCGGTAACATCAGGCAACCCTATTCCACGAGTAAAGTAATCGTGTCAGAAGCGGCTGCTGTTCACCCAAAAGACCAGCAAGCGGCTAATGAACACGCGAGGAAACACGGATTTGCTATTGATTTCGATGGGCATGGTCGGCCAAGATTCACTAGTCACCGTCAACAAAAGGCTTATTTGAAGACAATTGGCCTTCACAACAAGGACTCGAATTCGTAATGCCACGGGTTGGGAAGAAGCATTTCGCATATACGGCCAAAGGGAAGGCTGCTGCCAAGAAGTACGCGAAGAAGATGGGCAACAGGGTTAGTAAAAAGAAAAAAGGGAAGTAATGCCAGAAGAACAAGTAGCTGTTGAAGAGGAAGTCCAGCAGGAAGTCGTCGAGGACGTTGTTGAGGAAGTCGTCAAGGAGACTCCTTCTGAGATCCTCGAGGAAGAGCCTGTAATTGACATGTCGCCCCCGGATCCGGAACCGGAAGCGAAAGTGGAGGATGAGACAGGATTTCGCACTGACCAGTACACAACAGGCTCCCAATTGGGATTCAGCCCGGAACAGGTGGATGCTTTCGGCACTCCCGAGAACTTCGACCGGATGCTGGGCGCGATGCAGCACAACGCACAACAGCAGCACTACCAACAGCAGCAGCAGCAGCAGTACCAGCAGCAGTACCAGCAGCAGCAATATCAGCAGCAGCAGCCCGGTCCTGTTGGCAATTTCCAATTCGAGAACCCTGATGATTTCGATGAAGGAATTGTCGGGATGAACAATCACATGAATTATCGCATGATGCAGATGGAGTCGATGCTGGGTGCAATGCACCAGCAGAGCGGTGCAATGCAACAGCAGAACGAACGCCTCCAAGCAGAAGCGATTGGCCGTTCATTGGAATCCACATTGGATGGAATGGACGAAGAACTTTTCGGTCGTGGTTCCCTGGATTCACTTTCAGGCGATCAGGCCAAGAACCGGATAGCCGTGGCGAATGAATTTGCTCGCGCGGGAGCCGGTTATATGCAGCAAGGTTTGGAGGCTCCAAGTATTCCGGAGTTAGCCAAACACGCTGCGAACGCTTTGTTTGCTGACAATTTCAAAGACAAGGCATTGAAGGAGGCTTCCGAACAAACCCGAGATGTTGCCAGTCAGGCTTCGGCCCGACCCACGCAGCAGGAGGAATCCCCCGGTTCGGGGACGGAAGCCGCAATTCGTGCCGCAGCCGAATGGCATCGGGAGCATGGAACAAATGCCCACGATGCGTTCGGGTAATAACAAGGAAGGAGTAATCCATGGCCTATCAAGGCGATGATTACGCTGATCTAGTAACCACCACTCTGCGTCATCTTGAAACGACGACATGGGCCGATATTGTTGTTGATAACCAGCAGCATATCGCCATGCCGCAGATCCTCAAGAAGAAGAAGGTCGAGTTCGGAAGCGGTTACGGCCATCAATTCAACGTCCGTGTCCTGAGCAACAACGCTGCCAGGAACGTGAAGTTGAACGAAGTGGACAACCCGACAACTGCTGACACGCAGACCACGGGCAACATTCCGTGGCGTCACACCGAGACCCACTGGGCCTTGGAAGAGCGGATCATTTCGATGAACCGTTCACCCTCTCGTCTCGTCAATCTTCTCCAGAGCAGTCGCGTCGATGCGATGACTGATCTTGCGGAGTTGATGGAGAGCAACTTCTGGGGCGCGCCTGGAAGTTCGTCCGACTCGCTGAAGCCTTACGGCGTTCCCTACTGGATCGTCTACAACGCGACGACCGGCTTCAACGGCGGTCACCCCTCCGGGTTCTCCGACGTTGGCGGCATTAGTTCGACCACCTACCCCAGGTGGAAGAATTGGTCCGCGAACTACAGCCAGATCTCGAAGGCCGATTTGGTGCGCAAATGGCGCGAGGCTGCGACGAAGACGGAATTCCGTCCTCCCGTCGATGGCCCCTTCTCAAACATGCAATCCAGCTACGGCTTCTACACCAACTACTCGGTGTTGGGCACTCTGGAAGAATTGCTTGAGAGCCAGAACGACAATCTGGGCAACGACGTGGCGAGCAAAGATGGTAATACCGTCTTCCGCCGCACTCCGGTTGTCTGGGTTCCGTACTTCGACAACAACAGTGGCACGGTTGACACAACCAGTCCCGTCTACGGGATCAACTGGTCGGTGTTCAAGCCTTGCTTCCTCTCCGGTGAATACATGAAGGAGACCAAGGTGAGTCCTCACCCGCTCCATCACCGGACCATCACGCAGTATACCGACTGCACTTACAACTTCTTCTGCGTGGATCGCCGGAGAAACTTCGTTCTGAGTCAGTAGTCGGTTGATTGAGAATGTTCACCCCCTGCCCTGCCATCGTTGCCATGCGGGGCAGGGGGCCACTACCGGGACTGGCAACGCCCCAACAAGAAAGATTGAGACATGACTAGTAACCTCATGCACAAGGGCATCAGCGGTCGCCTGTTGTCACCAAGGATCTGGGGCAACCTCCCGATCAAGAACTTCAACGTCGGACTGGGTGGTCGGTACTACTTTGACGACTTCCAGAACCACCCGGCGCACATCAGTGCCCAGACCATCGGGAACTACGGTAGTTACATCGATACTGGGGTCACGCTGAAGCAATCCGCTACCGAAGCGACTGGTGCTATCGAGGTTGCTGGCAACGATGCCGACAACGACGAGGGCAGCATCATCAGCGGTGGCGGTGCTGGTGGCATGGTCGCGATTGACGCGACTGGTACTGGCCGAATCGCCTTCGAGTGCCGCTTCAAGAAGGAGGATGTGGACGACAACGGTCTCGCATTCTTCCTCGGTCTCTCCGAGGAATCGTCTCAGGCTGCAAATGCCTTGGTGGACGATACCGGGGTGGTCGCTGACAAGGATTTCATCGGGTTCTCCGTTCTTGCTGACGACGGCAACTCTATCGATTTCACTTGGAAGACCGCTGGTCAGACGGTCCAGGTACACGCGAACATCCATACGATGGTCGCGGACACCTACGTCAAGTTGGGTTTCCTGTACGATCCGGTCCACCATCACGGTGACAAGAAGATCAAGATTTTTGTCGATGGTGTGGAAGAGTCGGTCTACGTTACCCAGACGCAACTCGAAGCGGCAACCTTCCCTGACGACGAAGAGTTGTGCTTGTTCCTCGCAACGAAAATGGTCAGTGCCACGACCACAGCGAGGACGTGCCATCTTGACTGGTGGGCACTGGGCGTTGAAGAGTAGTCCTCGCGGTTGAAACCGGGGGGGAGCAATCCTCACGGCTCCCCCCCCGGTTGAGGCCGTTTCGATAATGGAGAATGACAATGGCTAAGAAGAAAGCCGTTCCGAAGAAGAAGGTTGCTGCCAAAAAGCCTGCTGCCAAGAAGCCTGCTGCCAAGAAGGCTGCAAAGGTTGTTGAGAAGGTGGAGGTTTGCACACTGTCATATGGCGGTCAGATGATCGACGGCTAGGAGAAGTAGATGGATGAACGGACGCGAGAACGCATGGAGATCATGAACGGTGGGCCACTTCCCCCTGCTGCCGTGAGCCTCTACAACCAAGTTGTGACCATGTGCGAGAGAGTCCACGGTCCATCAGAGTTGTCAACAATGTTGTCGGCTTTGATCTTGGCTATGCCCCGTGTCCAGGCTCCGGTGGAGCCACGACCGGGTCCACCCTCCGGGTCTCGGTCCTTGACCAAGGAGGATGCGGGTCGGGAGTTCCGTAGAAACGGTTCAGTCGGCACGTTTGTCGGTCGTGGCCCACGGGGTTTTTACAAGGTTGTCATCGACGAAGAAGAACTTCTGTTGAACCCGGAAGTCTTCAGCAAGGAATGCGAGTTGATTGATGGCTGAATCCACTCTGAGCCTGTCTTTCGAGGACTTGCGGGACGCGGTCTACGAATACCTACACGGCGGTGACGGTAACCATTCCGGTGAATCGGACGCCAACCGCAAGGCACTTGTTGACCGGATTGTCTATTCCGGGCTGCGTCAATTCTACAAGCCGCCCCCGGTAGGTGGCCGGATTCACGACTGGTCCTTCCTGATGCCGGTCACCACGCTCTCGATCAATGCCCCGTACACCACGGGGACGATAGCCGCCACGAACGGTGTGGTCACGCTCAGTGTCGGGACATGGCCGACGTGGGCGGCGAGCGGGATGATCGAGATCAGCGGCACGGACTACTCGGTCGCTACCAGGACCAGTGGTAGCCAGTTGGTTCTGGATGACACGAGTTCCGCTTCCGACGTTGATGCCAGTACGGCGTACAACCTTCATCAGGATGACTACGACTTACCGGACGACTTCGGCAGGATCTTGGGACCGTTCACCTTCGCTCAGGCTGACAACGCATGGTACACCACCAAGGTGGTAGGCGAGGCCCGCATTCGTGAGTTACGTCAAAGGGACCACTCAGGGGGCAGCGACCCGCAATTCGCAGCGATCCGTGCGAAGACGTTTACCGCATCGACGGGTACACGGCAGGAGGTTCTCTTCTGGCCGCAGATCACGTCCTCCGCGACGGTGACGTACAAGTACCGTGTCCGACCGAACAAGCCCACATCGACCGGGCATGACGACGTGACCGGCGACTACCTCTACGGTGGCAGTGATCACTCCGAGACAATCCTGTACTCGTGTCTTGCCGAAGCGGAACGTCGGCTGGAGGACGAGAAGGGTGTGATGTGGGCACGTTTCCAAGAGTGCTTGGCCTCGTCTGTCATGTTCGACAGCCGTGACAACACTGCCGAGCATCTTGGCTACAACGGCGATGACTCTGACGGAATTCCAGTCTTCAACCGGAACCGTCAATTCCTGTATAGTGGGCAAGTGACCTACAAGAACGAGTAGCCTTTCGGTTGGCACAGGGTGAGAGTCCCTGCCCCATTCCGGGGAACCGGACCATCCACCACGATGTAAAAAGGAAATCGAGATGAGTAGCAAGAACGTACTTCGACTGTTGCAATCGGCCCGTGAGATCAACGCCAAGACGGCGGATTACTCGGTCCAGGCGTCCGACTTCGACAGCATACTGACCAACCGTGCCGCAAGCGGGGCAGTGGTCTTCACCCTTCCTCCTGCTGCCAACTCCAAGGGTGGCATCGTCGAGTTCTACTGTCTCGTTGACGAGGACTTTACGGTTGCCGGTTCATCCGGTGAATTGGTAGTGGATCACAATGCCGCTGCGACAAGCATCAAGTTGGGACAGACGGGTGAACAGATTGGCGCAGGGTTCCGTGCAGTCTGTGACGGAACTTCGTGGATCGTTGTTCTTCTGTCCGGTGAAGCCGTAACGGTCACTATCGCTTAAGGAGGTGATCTATGGTTTCTTCAACAACAACAGCCTTGGCGGAACTTGGCAACATCGCGTTCGGCGGTGGCGGTCAGAAGTTCGCCAAGATTATTTCTGTGGCTGGCGACACAAGGGAATTGGTTGCTGCGGTTACGGGATCCAAGATCCGTGTACTTTCCCTCGCGCTTGAGCAAGAGCCGAATGCTTCTGGAACATTCCAATTTGCGAGTGCGTCAACTGTCATCACGGGCGTATTCAAGACCATCTCTCAGCGCGCCTATGTTGTTATGCCGTTTAGTCCCGCTGGATGGTTTGAAACGGCTGCTGGTGAAGCATTGAATGTGATCGTTGGCGGGACGGATCTTGGTGGATGCTTGGTTTATGAAGAAGTGGCCGCTGATTAGGGAAGGGTAAATGGATGCCTCCCAAAAGACGCAGCGTAAAGTTGCCCTTTCCAGTAAAGGGACTGAACGAGTCGTATGGC